CCCACTGTTTAAAAGTAAGTTTGTCCGCGTCTGTGGTTCAATCAGCGTACCTGCCTTTACCCATGCGCTACCGTTGTAAACGTAGTGATTGCGCCTCGGCAGATATCCAGTCGTAGGGACAAAAGATGTGCCTGTGTCTGGATTGTTGACCATGCCACCAAGGTCGCTGCGATATGCCCACAAGGTTCCTGTTGATCCTGTGACCGTAAGTGTAAGCGACGTGGACCCAGCGGTTATTTCAACCGGATTACCTTCCGTGACTGTACCCGTCCCCGCACCAGATAAAACAATAGAAACGCCCGTACACTCAACCGTGTAATCAGCACCGGAAACAACACTTATCGTTTGGCTCGCTGGCGCTGTTGGATTTGTCGCCTCGTTATGCGGACGCCACTTTAGCAGCCCGTCGCTATCCACCATCGTTCCGTTAGTCGTGGCCGTGGACTCAAGCACGCCACCGAACGTGCTTTTCCGGCCCTCTTTGGCGTAAAACTCGGTCGTAAAGTTAGCAACCAGCTTTGGAACAAAGCCAGCCGCAGCGTAAGCCGCAAGCGGGTTTCTGCGCGCCCCGAAACAAACGCCGCTTCCGATGCCGATCCGCATTTACTTAACGCCGATAATGTTTGAAGCCGTGGTCCCCGTCGAGTAAACGCGCTGACCGCCGATGGGGTGAATCATGCCGGCCGCCAGATCTGAAAAAACAATATCAGCGCCGCCTTCATCTTTGATTTTAACGTCCCCGCCCGAGCCAACGTACAGCCCACGAAAAGAAATGTTTGTTGAATTGCTTGCCGTGATGTTGAAAAACTCCCGGCCTGGGTCTTGTGGGTGCACTAAAGACATTAAAAGTCCCCTGTCCATACGCGCAAATGCGCGTTGTTGCTGTCGTTCAATTCGCGCGCAAGCACATCCTGCATTGCGTCTGAATCGTTATAATTAACGCCCCATTTTTTCGCCCATTCGTAAAACAACTTCATTGGGACATTGGCCGCTAATTTATTTTCTTTTCCTAGGTCGCCCCGGCTTTCGTTTCGCATTGCTGCCGTCAAGCCCAACATCCCCGTCACATCGTGCCGCTGGTGGATTATTATTTTGCCGTCTTGGTCCAGTATTCGCTGTTGCGTTTTCATTTGCGGCCCTTTCAAATGTCAAATGCGGTTTAATAGATCGCTGGTTTTCTGCCGTTTCCAAATCCCAAAAAAAAGTTTCACCTTTTTTAAGCAACCGACCGTCAACAAACATGCCTGCGCACGTAACGCGAAATTCAACTTTACTCATAAAGCCCCCACTTGGAATAAAGCGGGGGCATTGCCCCCGCCCTAACTTTACGACGTGCTGTTATCAGCAACGATACCAGACGCGGCCTCGTTCAAACAGTGCAGCGTCAACTCCGTAACGACTTGGCGCTTGTCATTGTCGCCAGTCTTAGCCAACGCCTCCGTTTTAGTCGCGCGCAAGGTTGGAACCGCCCACATGTCCGATTGCATGATAAACACGTCACGGCTCCGGTTTTCCCGCGTAGGAACAAATTTAACAGTACCCCACGGCGTGACGTAGACGGACATAAAGTCAACAACTTTATTTTGCTCTGCGCCGATCGTCGCGCGCTGCGCGTTGTTCCCGGTGAAGCCCTGCGCCACATTCATTTGAAACGAGCTAAGATAGCAAACGTCAGGCTTGCCGCCGCTAGTCCAAATAGACTGCATAACCGAATTAAACTTTGTCTGAGTAAATGCAGTGGGGGCGCCGCTATCTGTGCGCGCGTCCGTGCCGTCCCCGGTTGGATTTGCGCCAGAGCTTGCGCTGACAAAATCAACGTTGGAAATCAACCAAGCTGGCGCCCCAGCCAATTCGCGGGCGGTGGTGCTGTTGCCAGCTACGCGCGCATTATTTGCAAACAGCGCCTTTTCAATGTCCAGTTTTTGCTCTTTTGCGGCCTTGACGATCTGGCGCGCCATTTCGCGACCGCGCCCAGCTTTCTTCAAGCCCTTGTCCGTGCCGGTTGTGATGACGGCGTTTTTGAAAATTTGGGTGTAATTTCCAAGCCGCGTTGTTGGCGTGACCGCGCTTGCCGTCGTGTCGTCGCCCTCGATATGCTTATTGTCTGCCGACGCCCGCAAAGCCTCGGTTTGATGTTCAGCATATGTATTTTCAGCCGAGGTCTTGACGCAAGCTGTGTAAAACGGCGTCTCCTCCGGTGAAATGTTGTGGATCACATCGCTCAAATCCTCGCGAATCCCGACTTGATCGTAACTGTCGAACGTGTTGGCTGGCTGTGCCATAAGTATTTCCTACTCTTTGAAAATAAGCGACGCCCAGTCATCATTCGTCTGGGTCTTTTTTGCCGCTTGAATTGCATTGCGCCGCACCTCAGAGCTTGTCTTTTTGCCCTTAGCTGTTGGCTTGACTGTTCGCGCTGGCCTAGACACCTCAATCGGCTTCGCGGCCTTTAGCTGCTGGTAACGCATCGCATCAGCCAAAATGTTGACTTGCCGCGCATCCGTCACGGACCCCACTTGATCAGCGCTCAATCCGTAAACGTCTTGTGCTGTTTTTACCATGTCCGCCGTAAATTTTTCACGCGTGGTCTCATCCCGCAACTCTGGGATAGTTTCCAGCATGATTTCACGTTGTTCATGCAAATGGGCTTGCATTGCTTGGCTTTCTGCCTGCTGGTGTTGCTCGTACTGCAAGCGGATCTGTTGCTGTTGCGCATCAAATTGCTGTATATCGTGCTGATATTGGGCATTTTGCTGCATATATGCAAACGGATCTGATTGCGAAAGCGACGGCTCCGGCGGGGTGGGTTTCTGCAAAGCACCGTTTGTCTGTATTTGCTGCTGCAAATCAACAAATTGTTGACGCTCTGCGCTCAATTGCTGGCGGGCTTGCTCCACTTGCTTTCTGTGGGTCGCAGCTTCCTGCATTCTTTGCTGAATATACGCCTGGCCAGAATAACCCCGGGTAAGCTCATCAAGAGAAACATTTACTTCCCTGCCGTCAACTTTGACGGTGAAAGTCTTGCTTTCTTCGATCGCCTCGGGTTCATCTGCTACGCCTTCAACATCGTCAGCGCTTTCAGCTTCCGCTTCCGTCACTTCCTCAAGGGCTTCACCGGCCCCCTGCGGTTCTTCCTCACCGTCTGGCGTTTCTTGTGACGCGTCCGCTTGCGGGGTGGCGCCTGCCTCTTGTGTCTCTTCTGGTGCTAACAATTGGTCAGCAAAATTGTTTAACTCGGTCTCGTTCATGAGGTGCCGCCCTTTCTAAGTGTAACCTGTTTTTCGCCCTGTGTCACTATGTTGCGCATATCAAGCTGTAATTGACCAAGCGCAAGCAATTTTCTCCGCGAATGCAAAACGTTTTCATCCGTTGAATTAGGATTAACCATTTGCCCTACATATCTTTCCCGGCATAGCTTAAATACTTGCATTAAAGCGTCGTCATTCATTAACTCGCGCGCGCGGTTGCCTAAAGTGATGTCATCCATTTGACACACCACCCTCTGCCGATCGCGGCGCCTGCTGAGCGGCTCGGATTTGCGCAGTGTCCACTGTCGAACCATATTGGCCGGCAATCTTGGCCGCGCCAAGGGCTAAGTCTTGGGCCATCTTATCGCGCTGCAAATCGTCGTTGCGCATCATATCTGCAACCTTGATGCTATTGGCCGCCGCCGCTTTCTGCATGTCAACCTGCGCCCTAATTTTCGCCTTGCCCATCTCGGCCTGCGCCAATGCTGCGCCAGGGTCAGGGGCTTGCGCGCCTTGGCCCGCCTGTTGCGCCGCTTGTTGCATCATTTGCTGTTCCATTTCTAACGTAAGCGGTATCATGTAGCGATCGGCATCGTTCAGTCCAGAAATCTTTAATAAATCGGCCATTGTGTTTCTTAGCCCAGACAAGCCGACAAGCCCATTGCCAAGGCCCATTGTGCCCAATATTTGCATTTGAAATTGTTGCATTTGGTTAAGCGCAATAATTTTCTCATCGCGCTGGTTGTTGCCAAGCCCAATGTTGACCAGCATTGACAAATCCGTCCCCCAACTTGTCGGATCTACTGGTATATACTGGCCGTCAACGCGCACCATCTCGTCAGGCTTTGGGTGCTGCGCCGCAAGCCTCACAATCAACCGGAAAAGCTGTTTCATTCCGCTTTCCGCTAGGGTTCTGGCTATTAGTTCACCGACCGCTGTCGCCGCCTGTACGGCTGCGTTAACACCCGCCGCCGTTTGACTTTGCAATGCGTCAGCATCAAGTCCCTGACCCGCGCCAGAAACGCCAGTTTTCCCGCGTATCGCTTCATCAAAATATGAAATTGCAGGCAGCGCCGTGCTTGCCGCGGATCCGACGACCATTTCCCGAACCGCGTTAACATCCTCAGCGCGCACAATTGCGCCCTGTTCGCCGTTCATTAAATCATCCATGACGACCATGGCATCATTGACTACAAGTCGCGGGTTGTTCATCATCCCCACGTTGTCAATCAATCCGCGCAGCAATGCCGTGCTTGCGTCCTGATCTTGCTCGATTATTTCAACTAGCGACCGCCCGAAAAAAGTATGCGGTTCTGGGTCTACCTCAAAAACTGCAAAAGGCACTTGATCGGCCAGCTCGTAATCAATGACATCATAGCTAGTGCCTGCGCATAAAAATTTATGCAAAACAGGAACCCCAGTGCCATCAACGTCAATTCTCATATACGCCTCTGTAAACAAAATTTTACGCATAGACGGGTCATTAGGCGAATCATCTTGGCCATCAATTGATCCGTCCAAACGCTGGGCAAGCTCGCCGCTCATGTCCGTTTCGCCATCGCCGTCAGCCAAGCGATAAATCTGGTCAAAATCAAAACCCAATTCGACCAAATCGCCAACGCGCGCAGCCGTCGAGTGTCCGCAAACAAAGCAATTATCCAAAGACACCGCGCCGCGATCAATGAAAAAATCTTCTGGCGCTATGCTGTCAATTTTTATGCACCCGCTTTCGCTAGTTTTGCCGACTTTCAAATAAACCAAACCCGTTTCAGCGTCCTGCTTCACTTCAAAAACTTCAACGCCCTGTTGGGCAGCGACAAATTGCGCTTGCTCAATAGTTATCTGGGAGTATTCGTCATATTCAAATTCTTGCGTTTCATCGTAATAAACCTTTAAAATGCCAGTTTTCTTGATCAACGCATCATGGAACGCATCGTTAAGCCTCATAAAACCGTTGTTTTCTTCAAAAATCCGGCGAGCAAAGGCTGTGCGAGTTTGCGCGTCTAGGATAGCATCCTTGCGGGTTGGTGAGAATTCTACAGGATCGCCAGACTGCAAAAAAACGCGCATCAACGCCGGCTTGATTGCCCGCACTGTGTCGCGGCACTTTGTAGCAACAACCTTGCTTCGGCCCTCTTCGTGATCTATGGTTGTCTCCCCGCGAAAATATTTGTCCGCGCGTATGCGATCGGGGCCGATCTCAGAGTCAATATATGCAACCGCATCCGTAATTGCTGATTTTATAGCGCTGGAAATGTCCGTGTCAGTCAGTGATTTTGGCTGCATTTTATTGGCTTTCTTCCTGCGCAACGCCGCGCCCTAATAATCCGCCAGTTACGGCACCCGACACCCCCGACACCACCCGAGCAAGAAAACTGCGCTCTTGCTCTGTCAGCTTTTGGGAGTTCCGCATTTTATCGACCAGCCGCAAAGCGTCCCTAGATTGTTTTGTGTCTTGGCGCGTCAGGACTTCCGCTATATCGCGATATATTGCAGATTTTTGCCGTGCATCAAATTCGGATGTAAGGCCCGTCAACATCCGCGTGAATTCCTTGGCCGTGTTGACGGCCTCGCCTCGGGCTGCTGTGCCGATCACGCCCGGTCTAGTAACCCGGCCAATCATTTGATCTGTTGATTGCCGGATTGCCGTTTTGCTATTTTCCGCGATCCCCGCGCGCAACTGAATTGCAACTGATGCCTCATCTAGCGCCCTAAACACTGCGCCCGCGTCATCGCCTAAAACGTCTGCTATTTTCTGCCGAGCCGCAGGGGACGATAAACGTCTAAGCGTCTCAGATACCGTCCGAGCGTCAACGTTTGGATCACTAGCAACCGCGCCCACATTAGCCATGATTTCATCAATTGCGCCGCGCAAGCCCTGCCTTGCCGCCGCCATGTCACCCGGCCCAGCTTGCTGTATAAAGTCGCTAACACTATCGCGCGTTGTTGCTCGCTGCAAAAGTTCAGACCCAAATTCGACCGCTTGAACCCTGCTGATTGTATCAGATCCAGCCGCCAAAGCGTCCTTGTACGCTGGCGACATATCAGTCAGAGCATCCCTGATTTCCCTAGACCTCTGGCTTAAATCGCGCGCCCGCTGCGTCGTCCCGCCCATCAACCCAGCACCCTCGCGGCGCTGCATGTCATCAAGCGCCCTTTTAATCTGGTCCGCCTCTTCAATAGTCCGCACCGGAAAAGCGTCCGAAACCTCTTGCGGCGCCGTTGAAAATTGGCGTTGCGCATCAAGAGCGGCGCGACGGGCTTCCATTTCTGGCAGCATTTGCTCAAATTCAGACATAATTGCAACATCCGCTTGATCCTCTGCGGACATAACCCGCGCGCCTGATTGCTCATCAGCCAGCGCCCGCAGTACAGCCTCCTCGTTTGCATAGTTGCCCGTTTCATCAGCCGATCGCAGCGCAAAGGTATCCGGGAATATACCAATCTCCAAATTGTCCAAGCGATCCAGTCCGCCGCGCCTGAATAGCGCGGGGTGTGTTCTGGATGTGACCCCCATTGCGCGCAGCTCCTCAGCCGCTCGACCGTCTGGCGATATGCCGCCGAACGTTTTAACCAGCGCGGACATCGGGCGGCGCGTCTGATTTGCGGCTACGTCCCTATATGCAGAAAAAAAACTGTCAATTTCTCTGGCCTCATCTGTCAAATTGCTGGCCGACGTGACCCGATCCGCAAATTCCCCGCTATAATCGGGCAGGATATCAGCCCTTGACCGCAGCCCCATAGCTTTTTGCGCCTCCCGCATAGCTTCCGGCGGGGTTGTTTGCAAAAGTGCATCAAGCCGCTCGCCAGCCGGAGATCTCCAATCAATTTCTTGCGTTAGCGCTTGATTGTACAAATCGTTTCGCTGGCCCTGCGTTGCCGCGCGAATACCTGCCTGGCTGCGCGCGGCGCTTTGCGGCGCCCCCATCGCCGCGTCCATTGCGTCAGAAAGCAAGCCCTTACTTTGAACCGCCCGCGCATCAACGCGACGCTTGGCTACATCCGCCGCGCCTAAATCGCCCTTTGTGACCGCATCAAGCAACGCCCGCGACGCCTCGGAAGCGTCCGCAAGCATCCCCCGTTCGCCGGCTTGCTCTATACGTCGCAATGCGTCCCCAGCGTCCCCGCCATCAAGCCCAACGGTTTTAATCACCGCCGCCGCTTCTTTGGAAATTCCAAGCTGCGCCGCTATTTTGCTTTCTTCTGATCTAAAAAGAGAATTCCAAACGTTGCCCGCAATATCCCCAACGATAGGAGCAGCCCCGCCTAAAAGGCCGCCAAAGCCCGCGCCAAGGCCCGCGCCAGTCGCCGCCGCCCCCGCCCTATCAGAAATACCGCCTTGGCCCTCTCCTGCGCCGTACACAGCGCCCTCTGCGCCACCCAAGCCAGCACCAATCGCAGCGCCCTTGCCAACGCGCGCAAGCCTTGACCCTCTTGCCGCAAAATCAGCCGTGCGAGATAGAGCTGTGCCCATCCCAGCCGCACCAGCGCCAGCCGCCACAACGGGCAAAGACGTAACCGCGCCACCCAATTGCAACGCCGCCGACTCAATCGGCCTCTGTCGCGTCATTGCCCCCGCAGACGCTCGCGCTGCCGTTTTAGCATCATCGCCAGCAACAGCGCCTAAAGCCTCATCAACAAACGAACCAACCGCCGGCAAGCCCCGCAGGAATTGGTTTACTCTAGCCGCCGTAGGTGCTTGCGCTATGATGTCTCGATCCCAAGCGTCACGGACTAGCTTCCCCGGGTCGGATCCTTGCAAAACCTGATCAATCCTAGCCGCATCAGTAAACGCCCCGCCAGGAGAGACAAACATTCTTTTGCCGTCAGACGATTCTAAAACTCTGCTTGAACCGTCGCGCATAATAATTCGCGGCATGGTTTGCCAGTTATCGCGGACAATATCAAGAGCCGCCTCTTGGTCATTGGCCCGCGCTTCGACTTCGTACCCGCCAGGGGTTTTGAAAAAAAACGTTTTCATCAGCTCCCGCCTGCGCTTCCCGTAAATGTAAACCCGCCGCCTTTAGATGCCTGCAATTGCCTTGCCCCACTTATGTCTCCAGAGTAGGCCAGACTTGCAATCGGGTCACTTTCAATTTTGGTCATAATCCGCTTAATCGTCATTAAATTGTCACGCAAAAGTTGAGGACTGCTACTTTGCTCCAAATTGCCGTACGCGCTCTGCAAGAGGACTAGCTCCCTTTCAGAAACCGCACCCAATGCGCCACCAGTTTTCGATGCGTCGCGCATTGCCTGCAAGCGGTCAAACGCCGTGTTGGATTGAACCGTGGAAAGCTCGTTTTTAAAGTCGGTAGCCTCTTGATTGACGCCCAGATGCGCCAGCACATTGCCAGCAATTCCGGCCTCTGGAAGATTAAACAATCCCTCGCTGTCAATCATATCAACCAAGCGATCAACCGAGCGACCGACAACAAACCCCTTGACCCCCCCAGCCGCGTCAGACGCTTCCTGTTGCTGCCTTGCCTGTTCCTCAGCCTGCCTAATCTCCAGCTCTTGCGGCGATCCAGGCATTGGCGAAATAGAGCCATCAGGGTTCATAATGTACCCAACGGGAATGGTCCCTTGATAATCTGCAACCCTTTGCGGGGTTAGCGCGACCTTGAAAGCCGTTTGAACATCAAGACCGCCAGTTTCAACCGCGCCCGCCAAGTCATCGCGGCCAATCGAACGCAGGTAGTCCATTGTTTTATTTGCGCCTCGCGCGGATTGTGCCTTCGCAAGCCGATCCTGCGCAATAGCAATAACCCCCTGATTTGGGTTTAGCGTTAGTCCCTCTAGTGCCATTGATAAGCGGCTGCGCGTCTCTTCGCCCAGCCTTGGCCGCTGCTGCTGCGTAGCCGCCCCCGCAGGGCTTGGCGCTTGTGGGTAAGCTGATGGCCGCTGTTGAGCAAGAGGCGCGGACCTTGTGCTGATCGTTTCCGGCATGTCCTGCCCCCCCAAAATGGCTTTTAAATAGTTTTGCGTCTCTTTGAACGGCGGAACGCCGCCGTATTTTCTAACGTTTCCGGGGCCTGCATTGTATGCGGCTAAAGCCAATCCCCAATCCCCGAAATCCTTGTGCTGTTGCGCCAAGTATCGCGCGCCGCCATCCAAATTCTGCGCAAAATCATATGGATCAACGCCCAATTCGCGCGCCGTCGGCAGCATAAGCTGCGCCAAGCCAATAGCCCCGCGTGGAGAAACTGCGCCTTGATTGAATTGGCTCTCTTGCTTGATAAGCCTAGAAAACAAATCAGGTGGCACACCGTGGCGCTGCGCCGCTTGATTGATTGCGTCCCTGTACCTATCTGCACTCATTAAAGCATCGCCAAAGACAAATAGTTGAACAGCCCGGGCTGCTGACTTTGCGTCGTTGTCTGCCCGGGCTGCGTTGCGCCAAGCAATCCAGCCAAAGACCCAGCGGATTGCATTGGCGCGCCAGTGTAGCCCGAAAATTGCCCTTTAGCCGCGTCAATCACGGCCTGATTTAATCCCTGCGTAAAGGCACCCTGCTGCGCTTGTTGGTTGCCAATCTGTTGACCAAACCCGAACCCTTGACCAGCTAATTGCCCTAACTGGCTCGCGCCCTGCATTCCAATTTGTTGCTGATTTTGCGCCGCGCTTAGAGCCGTGTTGAATCCCTGCTGATTAAGACCCGCTAACGCTTGCGCGCCCTGTCGTGCGAATGCTTCATTAGTTAAAGCGTCCGCCACTCCGTGCCGAGATCCGCCAAAAGCACCCGCTGCCTGCGCCTGCGCCGCTGTGTTTTGCCCCGCCATTTGCCTTTGGCGCTCCAGGTCGCCCATTGTTTGCGAAGCAACTGCTTGCGTGTATGGGTTCATAAACGCCCCAATGTCAGGGCCGCCCATAGCCTGCGCCGTTCCGCCCAATGCGCCCTGATAAGCGCCCGCGCTCTGCTGGTAAACGTTTGGATTTCCTGCGCCTGACATTATTGGTTCCTCCTCAGTGAACGAGCATTAGCGAAATCTGACAAAAGCCCGCCGCCTTGGAAGGCACCACCAGATGCGCCGGGGCCACCCCCGTCGAACATGTCCGAGAAACTTGTGTAGCCCCCACCGTCACCCGCAGGCGCCGCGATCGGCGTCGATGAATTGCCCCCACCGCTATGCTGCACCGTAGCAGGCTGCTGCGCGTAAGACGTGCCGCCCTGCCCGGTCATTGGGTCAATAAATGGCGCGTTTAAAGCCGCCGCTTGTCCTGGATCAATCTGCCCCTGCGCCTGCTGGAATACTGGCGCCGCGCTGTAACCGCGCACGCCTCCAAAGTCCTGCGCCGCAGGCAAGCCCGACATGAAGTCCGATTGAGGGACGCCAAACGCTTGCGCAGCCTGATTTGTGCCCTGCATCGCTGCCATTTGACCGGGCGACAACGCCGCAACGTCAGGCCCAGAGTAAGGCACAAAGCCAATTTTCGCAGCATCCTGCGCTTGTGAAACGTTTTGCCTCATGGCTTCTTCAAGCCACGCCGGAACCCTTACGCTGCTTGTGCTTGTGCCACCTTTGCCGCCGCCGCTCATGCCGCCGTCTCCTCTGATTTGCGCTTATTATAGCACTGTTTTATCGGTATTTCTAGAACTGTGAAAGTAGGCTTCCATCCGTGCCGATCGAGTACGCGCTTCCAACCTTTACGGCCCGCAATTGTAAAGCCAGCACACCCCACAGACGCGCCCCATTGCGCAGCGTGTGGCATCATTTCAATGATTTCTGACATTTTGCCACCAGCTAAAAAGCAATGCAGTATCCGCTTGCGCGGGTATGTTATAACCTCAGTAACCGCAACACTTCGACCATTTGGCCACAACTGCGCCCGCTGATCAAAAACCATTTGCGCCACATCCTCGAACGTATGCGTCCCGCCGCTATACTGCAAAGCTCGCTCTAACGGTTCTCTGTAGTCCCAAATATTAGGCGTCATCCGTGTACTCTTGTTAGCAATACATGCGCGGACGCAGACGCAGGAGCATACGCCGTAGCGGGCTGCGCCTTTAGACTTCCGTGGGTGCTATCGGTTGACCATTTTACTTCGAGATGATCGCCACCACTCAAAGCCACTATAGACACGCGCCCAAGATGGGATGTGTCTTGATTGCTGTGCATATGCCCCATAACCATACTGCCCGCAATATCCGCACCGTTTCTCGACAGCCAGAGGCGAAACACTACAGTGCTGGCAGAGGTGCTAAAAATCTGCGCCCCGTAGCTGACCTTGTACAACCCGCCCTCCAACACAGAGATTTGACTGCCGGATCTGCTAACCGCTGAAAAGATTGACGGATCGTCAAATGTGATGGAATACGCCGTATCCGTTGACGCCGCAGAAATGTCCGCGTCTTTCGAAAATTGGCCGTAGCCGTTAGCTAGGACAACCTGTCGCCATTCCCCGTCCTTGCTTACAACTGGATAAGAGCTAGACGCATCCCAAAGTAACGCGCCATCAACTGCGGCGCTGCTGTATTGATTTTTGAATTGAAGCTGCCCAAGCACTCGACCTAAAGCCCGGACTAAAGATTGGCCCCACTCCTGCCAATTCCCGCCAGGTGACGGTAAAAACGGCGCTGTCATCGCCGCCCCCTAGCCGAAACGTCTAAGCGCATCCGGCCCACCGTCCAATCTGACAAAGACGACCCAGACACCCGCATTTGCACCGTTCGGCCAGTGAATCTAACGTCTGTGGGGCTTTGCGGTGTAAATGGTCCGTGCGTGTCTGTGTCGCCGTTTGCATATGCCTTTGTCTTAAATGTAATTGACACGCTGCCCTGCGTCTCCTCATCCGTCAAAAGGCTTTTAGCCATCATCATTCGATCGCCTTCCCCCATCATAAACGGCGCCGTTTCAGCGAAAACCTCGCCGCCGTCATAATTGTTTCCAACTTCATGCTCGTAAATTTCAAGATCCGGGGCGGCCATATTAGGATAAGAAAAGACGCCGCGAGAAAAGCCGCAAGTTCGAGCCAGTGAACCGCAAGACCAAATGCCGCGCGCATAATCATAGCTTACATATTTGTCTATTTCGGTTCCCGATTGCGACGGATAAAAAAACCAGACCTCGTTGAATTCAGCCAAGGCCATCGCCCAAATCTTAGACTGCTGCGCTTCGTTTATATCGCTAAAAATCTTGTCAAACACGTCACATGCGATAGGTTGAACGGCTTGACCGTCCGTTCGGAAAAATCCCCGCGCGCCCATCCAAAATGCGCCCGCGTCCGTAACTGCAACCGCTTTTCGCGATATGATGCCGCAAGCGGACCCAATTCGCTGGAACCCGTAAACAAAAGGCGGACCTTGATAGCTCGCCGTGTGAGCGTCAACATCGGTCAAAATTAGCGTTGTCCCGCGCATCCGAGTGCCGCACATGATTTGCCCAGGCGTCTGTAACGTAAAATCGCCCGCTTGATTTGTCGCCGCCGCCGCCCAAACGTTATTGTCCTCTTGGTCTGACCATTTCACCAAACGCGGATCACTTGCAGCGCCCAACGCCATCAAAAACCGCTCCTCTGTCACAACAAAACTTGCGCACCCCGTTGGCGCGCCGCTTATAATCGCAGCAACCGTTGCGGATCCGACGCTTGTGTCCCACTGATATAAGCCCCCGTCAGCCGAAGAACAGGCAATAAGATCCTCGCCCCATGTATCCAAAGCCCACGTTGTGACTTCTGAATAAGTGCCGGTAGTTGCGCGCGGGGTGCCGAAAGTCCCAAGCCCATAATACCCGCCGCCGTAACCTGTATTAATCGCAGCGTCAGTCAGCCCCGCAGACAAGCCCGCAGGCGTGACGTCTGAAACCGCGCCGCCGCCAGTAATTACTTTTAAGGTTGTGGCGTCGCCAATTGCGGACCATCTATCCCCGTCGTTGTCCTGCCATGCGATCAAACCCCGCGCTGGGCTTGCCGTTGCATTGGCTACCCGTTCACGCCAGCCGCCAACCGGACGCAAGGCGCCCTCGCGCCACCGTACCAAAGACGCGTCAAGCCAACGGCCAGAGCTTTGCAGGTCAGTGCCGGCATCTTTCACGCCTGGTGGCGGTGTAATTGGGACTAGCGGCATTAGCGTACAACCGTAAAGCTGTTGTAATTAGCGTCTCTGTAATCATTCCCCGTCGCGTCGGAAATTGTGAAAGAAAAACCGCCCGTTGACGTTGAAAAAACGTTTACTGTATTCTGAGCTCCATCGCTCGCGGACGTTGTTCCAGCGGTATAGGTCACGGCGTAATTCGCATCGGGTAGCGCTGTCGTGAAAGTGACAGTCCACTGCCCGATTGCGTCCTTGGTCAGCGTGCCGATATTGCCCGACGCTTGTGGCGTAGTCGCGCCGGTCAATCCTGTGCCGTCCCAAACGCAAAACGCCCGCACGCCGAAAACTGGCGCTGTCCCGGTTTTAGTAATCAGCGCGTCAACGTAGCTTTTAATGCCAGTTTGCGTGACTAGGCTGTCGTCTGGCGTCGTTCCGGCGGTCATCGTGGCTTCTACGCTCTTAACCCGCTTGCCGCCAATGTGCGGCTGCCACTCGTTTTCTGACTGTCTGACGTGGCCAATCGTGATGAAAGCGTCGTTTGCCTCGTTTCTAATTTTTAAAAGATTGTCTGCGGTTTGGTAGTGCAGCATATTCGCGACCGGAGCCGCAGGGTCAGAGGCCCCAGATGACGTGCCGCGCAACGTGTTGATTTGCGTCTGTATGGCGCTTGTCACCCCGGCGCTATAATTTAGCTCCGTGATGCTGGCCGTCAATCCGTTTAGATCGGTCAGTGTGTAAGTGACCCCATCTAGCAAATTTATTTCTGCACCAGTCGCTAGGATGGTAGTCGCGCCAATCTCCCAGCCACCCTCAGATAGTGCCGGCTCAATTTGGCTTGCGCCGTTGAAAGCGTTTTCGATCAGCGTGTGGTTTGCGTTTAGTGTTGCGCCCCACGTATTATTGGACCCAGAAATGGTCGGATCTGTTAACGTCATCGTGGCCATCAGGACATTCCCTTCAATCTCATTTTAACACCAGAGCTAACTTGCGAGCGCCTGCCGTCTGCATTTATTGCGTCAATTGCAGATTTGGACAACGCCGCCCAAACGGCTGTCCTTTCGTCCTCGCCTAGAAATGGCGCGGAATGTGTTAAAGCTGTGTATAAATACGCGTCTGGGTGATATGACAAAATCCAATTTGTCGCCGTATCGTCGCCAAGCGCTGGCAATTTGGAAATGTAATTAATCGACCCCGAGTAAGTGGCGTCAGGCGTTGGGAAAATCTCAAATTGCCCTGCCGTCATCCTAAAGTAAGCCGGTGCGCCAGATGTGTCAGCGCCCGCCTGCCTGCGCTGCGCCATATCCGCCGACGACATCGGCGCAAGGAAAACAGGACCATTTGCCGTTGAGGCTGTGATGGT